CAAACGCTTCCTTCTTCTGCATATCCTATCTTGTGTCCTAAACAAACTCCTTTACGGATCATCCTGTCTGTCAATAATTTTCTACACTTCTCACAACGATAAAAATTTGGATTGCTCAAAACCATCCTCCTTAAAGAAGGGGGGCTTGCGCCCCCCACAGATTTTGCCTACAATGCCCGCACAAATCCTGAAGTGAATCCACCGCCTGCACCATAGGTCTGAGTGGACCACGAAGACGTAATCATGTTGTTTACATACTTCGTGTACTGCATGATAGGAGCCGTGGAAAGACCCGTCGAAATGGCAAAAATCATCGTCGGGTTGTATGCACTCCACCATGTACCAGCAACCGCACCGGGCTGAAGGAACGAATCCAGCTTGGTAAGCACATCAGCCGTTACAGAGGCGTTACTGCCACTCATCATAATTGAGTTGCAATATCCCCATGCCTGGAAACGACCATAGCCAAGAGATGCTACGTCCTGATCTGCGATACCAGCAAAGGCGTACATATTGCCCTGACCAACCGTACCAGCATCAAGAGCGATAACCTGAGAACCGTTTGCCGATGCTGTTTCAACACCGATCCCACCAAGGAACCTTGCTCCCATACCCGTAGTAAGGGATGCTCCAGTTCCATTCTGACAAATAATAAACACCTTCTCTGCGTCTGTTCTACTAACTTTCTGAATAAGCATTTGTTACCTCCTGTTTAGGGTATCATAAACCCTATCCACCAGTCGAAGTGGTGAACAGTCCTACGATCCTAAAAAATAGAATGTTCCACTGTTTGACATTGTATCATCAACAACTAAAGTACAAACTCCAGCGGAATGAGTTACTTTAGGATTCTGCGTACCCACCGCACCCTTCATCATATTAACGTTTGTTTCTACAACGTTATACATTCCATGAGTGATGGTTAGGGTACTATCCCCTTTCGCAGTAGTGAACTGCCCTGAATAACTTCTCAAGTTGCCCAATATATTGCGAACGGGGTCTGATATTGTTATCGCCATAACCCCTCCTTACAGAACTACGAATAGTGTCGCCTCCAAAGAATCAGTACCAGGATAAAACGTGTACGTTCCCGAAGATTCCGTAGCATGAACACCAGCCGCCGCCTGTGTACCAGGATTTCCAATCCCTGCTACCCAAAACGCTTTAGGAGAGGGGGGACCTTTAAAGGTATCGCCGTCCATAACTGTCGTGAACTTGAATATATTTATAATCCCCTGCCCACTACTTGCGCTTGCTGCCGTTCTAAGTCCAGCCATGAGTTATCCCCCCTTACGCCGTGATTCCGGTGATAACGCCAAGTTTACGCCTGTTGTTCGTGGTCAGGTTCCCCTGGAACAGAATCATTGCCGTGGAAACGTCCTGATTCTCAGGAGTCACAAACGGTCCGGTGCTGAAGTCAGCATCCTTATGAACCACGAAAGACAGATACTTGGAGTTCAGGAAATACATATAACCCGAAGTACAGTCACGATCAAACACGATAGGCACACCCTTGAATGTCAGGTTCATAAAACCTGCATCTGCAACGGTATTGGAAGCAAACCGTTCCTGGGGCTGAAGTGCCTTCTCGTAGAACTCATACACAGACTGCGTGGTGAGAATGAAATCCGGCTTGTCATTACCGAAGGTAATGGTATTGAACATAGTACGCATCTTATCAATACCCGTTCCTGCGAAAGAACCAGCCGTTGCTGTTACAGTCGGGACCCACCATGTATAAGTAGTGGGAGAGATACCGCCAACAGTTACCGTGGACGAAACAAGTGCCGCAAGACCCGTAAGGTTCTTGGAACCATTGCCCGTACCATCAGCAAAACTATCAACGCTCATCCGATCCCTGAGACTCATCTCAGCCTGTTTCGCCTTAGACGAAAGCAGGTTAATCATTGCAGCCTCACCCTGATTGTTGCGCTTCTCAAGACCAGTAATACCCACTGATACCGCATACTGTTTCCAGTTATAGCGGGCAATGGTCATACCTTCCTGCAAGGTAGTATCAAGCTGTTCAGCACCCGCATAAGACTTCACGGAGCTGTTGGCTTCGTACAAAAGATGCTCAACGATTGACTCGCCCCCATCTACTGTACGTTTAATGGAACCACCACGCATTGCAGTTCCAAGTTTCCCGTTGATATAAGAAAGAAACGGGTAGTCATCGAAAATATTATCCACAAGTTTCTTGCGATAGTTTGCCAACGTAGTCGTAAGCAATGCATCGTAAGTTCTAGTTTCTGAAAGTCCTGGCATAATAGCCCTCCTAAGTTATGCTGTGCGCCCTCTTTGCCATTTCAAACGCTTCCTGTATGGAAGTTGCAGATTTAGCACCAGCCGCAGGTGCGGAAGCGGGTCGCTCTGTTGATTTTGCCTTCTTATCTACTAACGTTTTTTCATACGATTTTCTTGCATAAGCATCCATCTTGCCCGTCTGTCTAAGAGCCTTGAAGTACAAGTCTTCAATATCATCCTTGGTAGGACGGTCTTGTATAGACTGTGGCAAGTGTTCGGAAAGTTCTGACATTACATCTCTCATTTCATGCCAATCCTTACCGTACTTGGAATCCATAGATTCAAAGTGACTCTGAAGCATCTGCTGTTTGTAAGCCTCGGAAAGTGGGGCTACGTCCTTCTGGTACATATCCCTTACTCTCTGGTCTACAATTGATTCAGCAATCTTCCTTACAGCATCCAAGGCTTTCTGTTGGTCAGGATCAACTTCTTCCTGAGTTCCAAGAACGTTCTTGTTCTGCTGTGACTGTACCCACTTTGCAAACTCCTGGTTGGTAGAAAGGTAGTCTGCCCATTGTGTCAACTGGTCAGGGCCACCATACTTCTCCAACTTCTTGATTGCAGATTGGGCCTTAGTGTACTCACTTTGAAGCGATTTATACGACTTATGCAATTGTTCAGGTTTCATTCCATCGAATAGACCCTCCCCTGACGGTTCTCCATTCGGTTCCCCTGTTACTGATTCTCCGCTGTTCTCTGTGGACGCTTGCGCTTCTCCACTTCCTACGTTGGACTCAGCCGATACTGCGGGGGTTTCCAGTACCGTTTCGTTTGCGCCTTCCATTGTAATTCTCCTTTATGTCAAATTATCCGCAGGGTTCTCTGCTAAACAGACCGCACCTGTCGGAGTGTTAGGTTTTATACAAACCGCTTGTAATGTTTCTTGAGAATGTGACCACCGCATTTCCACTCTTTTTACTTCAAATCCAGCAGCTTCCAAATCAGCCCTTAAAGACGCTGAAGTAAATGCACATTTGTGGAATTGCCCATCATCTGTTTGCATACCAAAAATCATTGCCTCTGCCCATGCTCTGTCAGGGCCAGTAAACCAATACTTAGCAACGTAATCAAAATTAGGAACTTGTACTATAGCTTGATGGTTTGGTTTTAATACCCTAAACCATTCTTTCAATGTTGATGAAATCTTATATATTCCAACGTGTTCCAAGGCATGAGAAGACCATATAAAATCTATAGTATTGTCATCGAAAGGCAAATCCCACATCTCTGCCGTTACGTCACCGTCTTTAATATCAACAGAAGTAAAATCTGAATCCCTTTTGTTTGATCCTCCACCTATGTCTAATTTAATCGTTCCCGTAACTGGTATTCTTTCTTTCTCGGAAATCACAGTTCTGCTCCTTGCAAGCATGGCGGTTTTTTTGTTCCATAATCTTTAGGCATAGACGGTGTTGGGCAAATCAGCCCTGGTATCTCACTCGGTCCTAAATTTTCAAATGACATTTCATATCCATCCAAATGTCCAACTTTAAATTTATTGGTAAGTTTTACATAACCGCCCATATATCTTTCGTTTGAACTGAATATTGCGCTTACAATCTGACCATACTCCTCAAACTCGTCTATTGCTCTTTCGAGCAACGATCTTGTCATTAACATACACCCTAATTCGTGATAATACCATGAGTTTTCTGGTATCCCCGATGCTTCTGCCGCCGTCTTGTGAATAGGATAAGCATGTGTTACTAGATGAACATTGCTATATAGTGCTATGTTTATCATTACCTCAAGAGATTCAGGAGCCGGAACATTATCAGCTTCTACGCTATAAATCCAATAACAGTTAAGGTCTTTTGCTCTTTTAAGGATAAGTTCCCAACACTTCCTGAATGATCTATCCCAATCAGGCCAAGGAGTAAGATGTGTAACATCTATCCCTTTTTTTCTAAGTAACTCAAAATATGCTGTGCTTACCCTTGTATTATCTACCTGATAAGCGTGTTTATTTTTATATGTGTATGCGTTAAAAGCATTAAGCCATGGGTCTAATGCATACTGTTTTCCTGCATAGGTAGGACACGCTACTAAAGCCTTTCCATGATCTTCCATTATGACATCCTCTGAATATATGCAAGTGCAAAATATGAAGGTAGCTGGCTTACTGAGTCATGGGCCGAAACAGAATGAGCCGAATAATCAGTGAATGAATGTGCTACCGTTCCCGCTGATCCATGCGCCCCTGGTGCTGTTATGCTATGAACTCCATAATCTGTACCAATATGGCTCCCTACTCCTCCATGAGTCAAACCAGACGCAGTAGCAGTAGGATGTGATGCTATGGAGGTTGTAGCTGCTGCATGTGAAGCGGGGGCAGATGCCGTAAACGTCGGATGCGAAGGAACCGCATTTGTAACTGTTGGATGACTTGCTGGAGCGCTTCCCGTGAATGTAGGATGACTTGCTGGAGAAATGCTCCACGCTGGTAAAGTTGCACTATGTGTCGGATGGCTTACTAGGGTGTATGTAGTTGCCGCCAATGTTCCCGAATTTGTAGGAACGCTGGTCATTCCAGATCGGTTAGTGCCTGATGCGAAGGAAGCCTTGCCAGCTATGGCAGCATCAACAATAGATCTAGATGCAACTGATAAATCCGCATGAGTAAGCGCAGCAACCACCAAATCGTTCCTAGAAGCAATGGACTGAACTGGATGCGTCATTCCCTCTATAGTCAAAACTGCGTGCGTCATTCCTGCAATTGTTATGTTTGGGTGCGTCATCCCCTCAATTGTAAGAACGGGATGCGTGTATCCTGGCAACGATATATTTGCATGTGTCATGCCCTCTATAGTAAGGGCGGGATGTGACGCAATAGCAACGTGAGTAAGATCGGGATGATTTGCAATAACAACGCCATGCGTAAGGCCGGTATGGTCGGTTATTGAAAATCCTGTGTGACTTAAGGCGGCATGTCCTGAGTGGGAATGTCCTGTTGCGCCGCCTGTTTGAGAAAGAGCGCCTGCAATGTTTGTCTTTGCTATTCCTGCATCGTCAACGCTTGCGCCAACTATAAACTTATCTCTAAGGTCCGGTCCTGGTGAATTGTCTGTTCCATTACAAAATGCCCAAGTAGCAGGAACGGTAGAAATAGTTCCTGACCACATAATAATTCCACCAACAGGGACCGCCCCTGCTGCCGTTGGTGTTGCTGGGGTTCCATGGGTATGATCTTCTCTGGCATAAGAATCCATGCTTCCAACAGCAGGAGCTATACCAAAAGAAGTCTCACTAGTAACGGTTGTAGCTGGTGGATCGCTCGTTCCCGATGATGCTTCATAATAATCAAGATTCCCTGTAAATGGGTTAAATTTCCATGGCATAATTAGCTCTTGGTTATACTATCTAAGACTGCCCCTGTATATGCAAGGGTCAGCGTTGCCACTAACGTACCCGAAGAACCACCAGTTTTATACTCCACCGTAGTTAGGTTACTACCTGTATAAGCAAGGGTAATATAGTCATAGTTCTTTGGAACAAGGCTGTTCTGAATCTGAACAGCTATTGGACTCATTTTATCTGAATCCATTAGCTTCCACCTACATGAGAAGTACCACCCGTCTTAATACGCAACGCCCTCATCTCAGCAAGCATCTCTTCATCTTTCTTTTCCTTCTTCTTCAGCATCTTGGAAAGAAGACCTTTTTTTTCATCCTCATCGTCGTCTTCTTCCTTCTCGTTCATTATATATATGTTAATATTGGGAAGTCCTTTTATCATGCAACCTCCTTTACATTACGCTCCCTCATTAAACGTTGCTTCTGTTTTGGTCCCGTAACATGAGCGTTAAGATTTTCGCTCCAATACTCATATACTACCGCCTTGGCGATATGACTCAATAGTTTTCTCATTGGGCTTCCGCAATCACAGGTCATATGCTCACGGTTTTCCACTGTGTTAAATCTAACAACATCCGATCCACAATTGTCACAATGATAATTATACAGGGGCATCTTTCTTTTCCTTATTTTGCTTAAGAGCGTTCTTTAGGTTAATCTTAGCCTTCTCCTTAGCCTCATCAACATGAATCCTTGCCATATGAGCCTTTGCGGTAAGATCAACAACATGGCCTTGCGCCTTCATGCCATGTTCATTCATCTTATGAACCATGGCCAAGTTATGAGCGTCTTGCTTGTGTTGCATATCCATTCCATGTGATTTATTTTCATTTTCCATCTTCTGTGCTTCTCCCAAGACACCCGCCTTAATTCCGCCACGCTTGGTAGCCTCTTCCGCATTAGTAAGAGTTACGTCGGTAAGTGCCCTCATGCTCGCCAAGTCCTTCTGTGTGTCGGTCTTCATCTTGGTCTTCATAAGGTCCGCCTGACGTTTCGGCTCGTCCTTGGCAATTTCAGCTTCCAACTGTGACTTCATTCCAGACATCTGACCCTGCTGCACTTCTTCTTCTGTCTTCAGGAACTTCTCAGGCTCCATGATATTAAATGCTTCCATGACCTTTATGGTTCCTTCACGTCCACGAACATAAGGGTTCTGTTGGAACATCTGGTACATTGTAACTGCATCACGTTTGCGAGTCTCATCATTTATCGGCATGGTAGAGCCTACTTCTATATCATAAATATAGTCACCCTTAATGTCTTCTTTGGACATTGACAGCCAAGGAAGAAGAACCGTGGCTCCGTTCTCTCCTACTATCTTATCCAACTTTTTAGTAACATACGGGGCTACGTCTTCATCTTTCATCTGAACATTGTCCAAAGGAATGTCCAAACTATCAATTGTCTGCTGACAAATCTTAGCTAGTTTACTTACAATTCTAACGGTAAATCCTTCAAACGTTGCCTGCTGATCTCCTCTTAACGTCTGCGCTGCTTGTTCAATTAACTTAGGCTCTGTAGCTGATTCAAACTTTGTGGATGAAAGCATTTCAGAATCAGAAACACCAGCCATTTCACGAATAGTCTTCTTTATGCCCTGACGAATCATGTAAATATCTTGAGATATGGTAGCATCTGCCATGGGAAGTATTGAGTCTACCGGATTCATGGTGGTTTCAACGACTGTACCATCACCGCCATTGGTAAGTTTATACTTCTCTTCCTGACTTAAGGCGTTTTCCCTGGTAATATATCTCCTTTGAGATATACGAGCAATGTGTGACATCTGCATACTGCTTATTCTATTCAGTTCATCTTGCAGGTCAAGGTACATCCATGTGTCAGGGATAGGGTAGAAGTCTGTTCCATTCTCGTTGAAGTACAGGGTTTCGACGGGGAAACCGTCATACTCCAAAGGCCATGACTTTTCGTTTCTGATAAATCTATCATGTCCTTCCACCACCGTTATCAACCTGTGTTCTTTTCTGTCCCATATATCCCACCCCTCTACCCTACCCCACATATCCCCATTGTCGGGTTCTACGATAGAATCAGAACCCATTATCCTTGAACCAAAATCAGTTTTAACGGTAAAATTTGGACGAAGATTAGTGGTGTTACTATACTTAGGATTCTTTTTAAGATCGTTCAATGCACGAACCCATCTAAGGGCAATCCAACGGGAATCGTTCAAGTTGGAATCAATTCCTTCAGGGTCGTTACGGAAGTCTTTAGGATCACGGCGAACACAATAAGGTGAATCTGCCGCTATAAGTTCATTGGTTTCTATAAGCTCATCATCTTTTATTTTCTCAGTCTCAAGGGTATATCCCAACTCCATTATCCCAAATGGTGTCAATAGAGCATCATAGAGGCACTTTCTGGATTCTCTCTTTATCTGAAGTTCTTTATAGTAATAATTAAGAAGAAGTTCTACATATACGGAAGAAGCTATGGTATCGAATACACCTTCATTGGTGCGAAATGGTTTCTTTTTAGGCTTAACGTATATCTTTGGATTTCTATGATTCAGGCGGGGGACAATGGCTCGGATATTGGCGAATACTACGTTGTCAATGGGATGCTCTCGGTACATATCAGTACCAACTCCATTCCACTGTTCTCCCTTATAATAATTCCATGCCCTTGTTGACTTATCTTCTATAGTCTCATACTTTCTATGAGCTACGCTTAGGCGTTCTTTCCATTGCTGAAGTTCGTTGTTTCTAGCCATTAATTAACCACCTATAAGATTAGGGTTCGGTCTTCCTTCTCTCATCCTTCCCATCCATCCTATGAACGACTTATTGGAAACTCTTGGGGTCAGCTTGTAAGGTGAAGGACGGGTGTTCACAATGTACCTTGCGGTATCCATTGCGTGATCGTCACCCTCGGTCTTCTCCCTGTCGCCTTCCTTCTGACTTCCCTCTTTCCATCTATAATATCGCATCTCACGCCGGAACTCTGTCATATTTTTAAAGACATACGCCCTGGGCCATTTCCTCTGGCTTTGAGTAATTGGTAAATCCCTGATAGGCCAAGGCGGAATACCATCTTCCGTCTGCATGAGATACTCCAAGAAGCGCAAACGCCCAGCAGTCCTATCATTATTACCAGATATAGTCGGTATGCCTTCGTAACAAATATCATCTATCGCCTGCGCTGCTGAAGGATCGCCTACAGTAAGGCTTATTTTTCTTCCCAAACTTCTTGCCTTGATCTCCATTGCGTGTTCCCGAATAGACTTGCCTTCCCTACTATAATACTCATCAAAGAAGTACAACTCACTATTCGGGCCTACAGCACACCAAAGGCAAACAAAAGGATCACGATGACCAAAGTCAATACCACGGATAACAGGCCAATCTCTAGGTATATCAAACGAGTCAATAACATGGACAGCCTCTTGGAATGTTCCATAAACTCTCCCACCGTAAAAAACCCACTCACCAAGATACTGCTCCCTAAAAACAGGACTCTCTTCACCATAGAACCTCTTCGCCCTCTCGAACTCCTCCATATCATACTTCGGATTAGCCGTTACATCCCAATGAAAGGACTCTATGCCGTGGGTGCCTTGTTCACCCTTCTCAACCAACTCATGTACCCACTCACCACCCTGGTCCGGCGTTGTGGGGACGATTTCTCTACCCTTCTTAGTAATGACTGTAGGATGGACGTATCTTTCACGAATATGCCTCGGTAACTGAGCCGCCTCTGAATAGATTACCCAATCTACCGCCTCACCCAATAAAGACTCAGGATTGTCCGCCGACTTGCCCTCAACGATACTACCCCAAGGAAACTTGATATATAACTGTCCAGACCTAGCGTTAGTCTGACAAATTTTCGGGGCAGGCAACCCTAATTTTTTCCGCCCAAGTACCAAGTCCTCATGTATATACCTGAACTCCTTCTCAGCCAAACTATAATTCGGACCTACTATCCATCCCCTAGTACCAGGAGTCAGTATGTCAACTAAAACATCCTTCGCCGCCGCATAACTCTTAGATGTACGTCTAGGTGCTGAAGCTACCTTAATCCTACTCGTAGACTCATGGAAGGACTTAACAACAGGATGAGTTACATCATAACCCAACTCCTTGAATAATTTCCACTTGTCTATCATTCATCTATCTTTCTAACTTGTGATTCCCAGTAATCACATACACAATACGACTCAACAGAAACCATCCGCTCATAGTACGGGCCATCTTCTGAATGAGTTACATAATATTCACAATCAAATAAATCTCCATTAAAATATATGCATGTCCCGCAACACATACATTCCGTAGTCATGTAGTTAGGTAAATCTTTCAATGACTTAATCATCCGTACCAACCGTAGCCAATACTATCTCAGATGCAGCCCTATCAACACCCTGCAACCCAAATATAGGATCACATGTTACATGTCTCCTAATAATATCAGCTACTTGTATAATACTCAAAGTTTTCATTTTTCCTGTGATTGAAACTATTTAATCAATTTATCAAATACTTATAAGGATAATACATTCCTATTGGATTTCATTTTACGGATAAGGTGACTATAACGATACCGATGGGAGGGGGCTCCCGTTTTGCATCGTCAATAAATTAAGAATTCTTATATGGAACCTAATTATTGCACCTGTATTTTACATAATATATCTTATCAGACAGTATAATGAGTGCTAACTAATTGATAACATTGAATACTAATGTATGTATGTATGCAACTATGATGATATACCTTATTGAACCATGCAACTATTACCCATGATCCCTATATATACTACTGGGATGATGCTACATACTGCCATATATTCAGGTCCGCTGATAGCGTAAGCATACACCAGTAATAAAATTGAATTGTCTCTCTTGATACCATTGATACTATCTATATATACCAGATTGAATTATATCTATTTATACCATTGATTATGTATAATTATCCTCTTGAACATGCCTATTGATGCTATCCTTATCATCTATACTATGCCATGCTATGCTTTATCTGCTGCATGGTCTGTAATCGAACGTGAGGCATTGTCAGGGTGTGTTATGGGGTCATCAGCTACTTCCAGGGCTTCTCCGTCAATGGTATTATTGAAAGAATTTGCAGTTGGGGTATTATGCCCCACTACCTTTGCTTCTTTGGTATTTACGCCCTGATTTATTGTTAATTGGTTAACACTTATCTTTGTGATAAATTTTGCATATTTACTCTCGTCGTCCTCGTCTTGACTGTACGCTCCGATTAATTTAGCTGCTGTATCTATTCCCTTGAATAGCGTGCCCAGCTCTCGGTCCTCTCTTGCTGCGGTCAATCCCCAATTAGCA